CCAATGTTACACCTGCGACGACAATATTCTCATCACCGGTGAAATATCCTTCAGTATCGGTAAGCATAAGCATATCGTACAACATCTCAAGCGCTGGCTCCAGTACATTCTTGTCGATGCCAGAAGCTACAGATTGCATTACTTTCGTGGCGTTACCCATGAGCATAGCCATGCCAGAGGCCGTACCAGCAGCGCCGCCCTTAACGTTCTCGCCGGTGGCATACCTCGGGATTGCCGATACCTCATCAGCAATCTGAGTCATAGAAGTATAAACACCAAGTAATTCTTGAGCGTTAGATTCAGGCTGGAAAAACGTAATTGGGGTTGAGTTTGAACCCAGAGGGTCTGAGTTAAATCTCCATCGTTTCCATGGATAAAGCGTGTCTGGGTCAGTACCTGGGTGTAGGCGGTCTTCTATAATCGCTACTTGCGGGCCTGAAGAAATAGACAGGTTATTGACCAGGCTCCTAAGTGAAGCATTGGCTACTGACTGTATATCGTCGATTATCTCAGCCACACCGTGCCCGACAGGAGAGCCTGGTACAACTTCGTAGCTAGACATAAAATATGCGGGGCGCTGGCGCGGATTAGGGTTGATATGCGCCTTAATCGTGTGTCTGCCAATTATCCAGGCATCTACCCAGTAGTCCATATCAGCATCAGGTATCTGTTTTGCAGTGAACCCATGGTCTAAAAGTAATCGGCCTTGTAGTGGGCCATGCCACTCAAGTGAATCAATTAATTCTGAACGATTTGAATAAGGGTCCTCTTTATCTTCGAGGGTTGAGCGCTCATGCTCAAGTTCTTCTAACCAATCTTTAAATCCAGTATTATAGTCTTGAAGAACTTCCCTAATAGCGTCTTCGTTATAGCCTGGTATGCCGATGAGGTTATTTAGGTCTGTGCGGGATAGTTTGATGCGCTCAATGACTGCACCTTCTTTGATATTCGACACACCGGGGTCAAGGTACAAATCGAAGGCCGCTACACGTTTCCAGCACATCTTGGGTACTGCTTTCGAGATTATCTCGCCATTCTCCCATTTATTCACCTGCTCCATCTGGACAAATGGTCCTTTAATGCATGCATATGGGTAAATCGGTAAATCTATTAAGAATTCATGTAGTGCCGTATAGAACCCGCCTTCTAAGAGTACGTCCTGCATTTTCTTCTCAGAACGTTTCGCTGCATCTTTCGCTTGCTTTATCCCGGCTCTGTATGCCGCATCGCGTAGCTGTGACCGACGTTGCTCGATAGCGTTCTTGTCAACGCCTACGCCACGCTCTTGCATGGACTGAATTTCTGTATCTACGAGTTCATCTATAGACGAATTGATATCTTCAGGAAGGTCGGGAACAGGGGTTGGCTTAATACGCCATGGCTGGTCTGACGATAAAAAAATGTCCCGGAGCATTGCTGTGGCGCCGCGACATTTAACAGAGGTAATTCTGGAGAAGACGGCCGAGCCGCCGAAGGCTTTAATTTCTTCGAGTTTAGTCGGATGGTACTCTCCGTTATAGGTTCTTAGTGCGTGTAGATAACGCTCATCGAGATTCTGCTCACGCCGATGGTGTTTGAAGTCGTAGTACCGTTTGCCGATGTACCCCGACAGGGTCTCAACAGCAACTTCGTCGCGTGACTTTTCTGTAGCGTCGATTATACCTTGAGCGTCCTGTTGTTGGAGCTCAGCTTCTGATACTACTTTAAGTGGACCTAAGGCCATAAGAGGGAGACGCCCGAAAGACTATTTCTTCGGAGTGTAGTCCAGGGCTAGGAGTCTGTCAAGTCCAGGCGCCCACAGGCATAGGGGGTTTACGCACGTACTCTTCGCATCTTAGCTCGCGGCCTATGAGAGAATTAGATATGCCAAGAGCCAGATACTGCAGACCATCACACAGGTCAGAAGCGGGATGGTTTTTGTCTGGCGTCTCGTCAAGTTCTCCTGACGCTTTCTTGCGTTTGTACTTGTAGTCATGTTTTAAGCTCCTCACCAACATCGGGCAGTGAAAACTATCAATTAATATTGCGGCCTTACCTCCAATATTAGCGAGAAACAATTTTTCAACTGCACGTAACCGAGGGTCAATGTTGTTAGTGCTAGCCAGTCTCGCGCTCAGGCCCATGCGTTTTATAGCATCAAGAACTGATTCTTCACCGATTTGGGAGCGTTGTCTACCTGCCGGGTCTATGATGGCAAATACTGGTGCATTTCCAAACCGCTCGGCAATCAGTGGCCGCAATATGGTTGATATAAAGTTCTCCATGCCCATACCCTCTGCATAAGCCTCTGCATGGATTAAGACTCGTCCCCAGGCATCAAGTTGTCCAATAATGGCGGCTGGATGTCTTCCAGTGTCAAGCCCGATGACCAATGGCTTTCCTGGTATGTAATTGAGGGAATTCTCTGCCGTATGAAAGTCGGGCACAAACGACTTCTTAAAAACGGCCGCACCGGCCAGCGAAGCGCTAATGTGGTTATCAATGTACTGGTCCACCCAGTCTTCAGTGTTGGACTCCACCATGTCTTCATAGTAGGTCTCAGGTAAGTTCTCAACGTTTTCAGCATCAGGTTCTCTTCCTCCTGGCTGAATATGATACCCCCAGTTCTTAGGCCGGTCTAGCTCTAGTAGCTCAAACCACGGGGAATCCTCACTAAAAGAGTTTGTCTCCGCAATAATACCGTGAAACGTCGCACCCCCATGTATCTTGGACGGAAAGCGCCCACACCGCGAATAGACGGCTTGGACAATCTCCGGCGAAATCTCCCGGAACTCGGATATCCAACCCATCGTAATTTCGAACGAGAGAAGTTTATTGATGTTGTCCTCTGTGTCGATTGAGAATAAGTACCATTCGCTGTGGACATCATTTACCTCGATAGTTATCTTATTCTCCGAGACCTTGTACGTCATGAAGTCCCTGAACAGCCCCCGAATGGTCTCCAGACACGTTGTACGGAGCTGCGGGAGCGTATTCCGCACAATCACCATACGTGTTCGCCTTATCCCGTCATCGTCAGGTTCCTGCTCACATGCCCTCCTGAACAGCTCCATCGCACAGGCAGTAGACTTCGCACTACCTATCGGACCCCGAATAAACCGCAACCGCGAGTTATCCCACATAAAGTCATTGAGAGTCGCCGGCGGGTTGTAGTCAAAGTGTGATGCGTTACCCAAGGTCGTGCCTCGCCCGGTCTAGTACATCGGGCATGATGTTTTTACGCGGGTCCTTCCCCTTATCCAAATCTGAACAGCAGTCTGCGTAGGCCCAACCCACAGCAAGCGCTATACCTTCTGCTCGTGCCTCTACAACTAATTCGGTTAGGCGATTAAACAACTGCCCATCTGCCATAGCTTTGAGTGCCCATTCAGGCAAATCATCGGGGATTATCTCTGTTATTTTATTCTGATTCATGTTCTATCACCACGCCTTCGGCCTGTATCGTTTTCACGGCCTGGCCGTCAGGCGCGTGCAAGTTGATAGTAATACTGTGCCTGGAGCCACCATCGTCGCCTGGACCACCTTTGGAAGGCATTACATTGCCCATGGTCGCCAGGTGCTGGTGCGCTGTTATCCGGTTACTAGGGGGCGCAGAGGTGTCTTTCACTATCTGGTACATATCTATCAGCCCATCCTCGGCAGCCATCGCGGCCTTTTTCGCAAATAAAATCTTCTGCCCCTGGTCAGTACCCCACTCAAGACGTGCCAGGTCGAGCTTCTGCTTGAACTGCTTGGTCTTATACAGCACAGCGAAGTCTTTGTGCTTAATGTCGTATTTCGCAAGGATTTCCTTGAGCGGGTTCAGATTGGCCGCAATCTCATTGGCCAGGAGGTTAGCCCGGTCATTGAGCAGGTCAACTACAGTTACAGAGGATAGGTCGGGCAGGGAGGGGCTAAGTACTTGGCTTGTCATCTTTCAGTTCGACGCATTGAGCGTCTTCTGTGAGTTCAGTTATATTAACGGTATCATGGTCAGGTCGTAGGAGCAAGGGTAGGTCTACCTTGATAATCTTGAGTTCATCGTAAATATAGCTGCCCGTCATGAGCATTTTTAGCAGTTCTGTTTGGTCTGAAAAAGGTCCGTAGGGTGTCCAGCTATATGTGCGCACCTGTTCGGTGCCACCAGCTGCAGGTGGAGGGCTGAGCATGCCCAGCATCATGAAGTATGTGTCTGCACTAACTACCATGGATTTCGCCAGAATTTTGCACTTCTTTAATTTGCTCGATTAGGAATTTTTTAAGCATAGCTCTGATGATGTCAGAGTTAGTTAGTCCCTTACGGTCTGCGAGTTGGGTAACAATTTTGAGGTGGTCGTCTGGTATAAATACGGACAATCTGCTCATGTTGCGGTTTGGTCGTGGCATATGTATGTAGGGGGTAGTGTGGCGGTTTTACGTAGTATAACGTGGGTTGTTTTAAATTTCAAGCCGCCTGACGATGCGGTACCTGAAAGGGCCCATGGCTTGGCGTTGGGGTAGTGGTAGGGGGGTAGGTCGTTAGGTCGATAAACATTTGAATCTCAATATCATTGGTATATCGACCTATATATGAAGGTTGACAGTAACGCGAAACAACGACGATAGCGACCTTCACCATGTGCGACAGCACTGGCAACGGACTCGACCGACTGCAAACCCGTATGGGAGCGCGACTAACTGAGCGAGGTGCGAACCGGCTGTACATGGCGCAATTAGTTATATTGATAACGAAAGCAGGCTATAGATTTAAGCATCGCAAATGATACCCCGTGAAGGTTTGTAACAGGTATGTGTAGGCAATAAATATCAATCGCATCAAAACAATGGCACTTTGAAGCCTACTCTTTTATCAGATTATAGGGGTAGACAATACAATAACGCATACATAGCGAGTTCACAGTTAAACCGTCAAAACAGCTATCCGCAAGTATTGCAAAACCTATGGGAATCTTAGCAAGCCGACCGATGCGTAAAAACAACGCTTCACGGTCTAATGATTTAGCAACCGAATGACTGTGAAGCTATCGTAGTGATTATCGGCAAGCGTCTAATACTGGGCGCTTGTAATAATCATTGGAGAAATGATATGGCTGAAAAGCAATCTGTAACTGCCAAAAACTTTGGCACTAAACTGGCGGGCGCAACTCGCTCAATTAAAACTGCTTCTGCAAACTTGCAAGAGTTGCTTGCGTTTGCCGGTCAGGACTATCTTGACAATGGAGACTCAGGCTTCCTTAAGAAACTGGTCAACGCTTGTGTAGGTGTGCAAGGACTAGCTACAGGCAAGATGATAGGCTACATCGTCGAGTCGTCTGACCTCAAGTGCGTGTCTGTCGAAATTAAATCAGGCACAAATGCGGGCAAGAAAGAGCGCGTGTTTAAGCGCGAGCAATCTGGTTCGAAGGTAGCACGTACGTTTAAGCTACCCGCGTACGACTGGACTCAATGGATGAAGCCTGATGAGGCAGTAACGCTTAAGGATATTGATGAGTCTATCAAGAACCTGATTAAATCTCAGGTCAACAAGTTGGCTCAACGCAAGGGTGCCGATAAGCAGCACACGCTCAAGCGTCTAACTGCACTGGCTAGCATGGTCGGTGCTGAGTTAGTAATCGACGCAACTAAAGAAAAGAAAGCGGCATAAGTAACAACGTCTCACGGTGAGGTCGTGAGGCGGTTACATAGTCGGGTTCACTTAAGAGCCTGACCATGTAACCGTGTGGGAGTAATATCATGAAAGAATACTGCAAAAAGCATGGGCAAAAATCCGACTGCCCTAAAACGTCATACGGTTACGTGTGGCGTCCAGCTAAATGTACTAGTGGGCAAGTCCGTGACAAGGCGAAGCGTATTACTATACGTAAGCGTGTGCGTGGCTACGACACTAGGTGTACGAAGAAGATGTTGCGCAGTAACGGGCGGGTGCGTGTGGCTAGGGACGTAGTGGCTAGTCAATGCCTGACCATGAAGCTAGCGCAACTACAGGCTAAATACAGCTAGGGATAGCATGTTCTGCATGTCTACTGTTTGGAGTAGCAATATTCCATACGTGGAATACGTATTGTATTCATGTTT